CGATCATCAACTGAAGACCGTTGTTCGCCATCGACACCGGCTCAGTGCCGGGGATAGTCCCAATCGAGGTGGGGAGCCCGCTGGTTGACATGACATAGAGCGTCGTCCCCTGGAGGACGAACAGCGCCTCGTTCATGTTGTGCAGGCCGCGGATCGGGTCGCTTCCGATATCAGAGAATACCGGCTGGCCGGGGGCGGAGATCAGAGCGACGGGGGTCTTCTCGTTCTGCGGGGCCGTCTCGGCATAGAGGTTTATTAACTGCTGCACCGATAGCGGCTTCGACCGTCCATTGGACGACATCATGCCGATGGGGAGGCGGAGAACGGGCTGAGTTGCCATATTTCTTTATGGTTCCGCTTTTGGACTCGTTGCAGAGAATCGCATCTAGGCCCATCTTCCTCAGTAGGAGGATCGACCCATGAAAAGCCTCGTTATCGCGTGTGGACTACTACTTGCCCCCACCATGGCGCTGGCGCAGGACTATCAGCAGTTCCAGCCATATCAGGGTTATCAGCCCTACCAGCCACCCCAGCCGGCACAGGGCTCTTTCCCGCCGCTGAGTAACCAACCGCAGCTTTACATCGCGCCGTCACGCGGCTCGGCCTATGGCACGCCGCAATCCCAGCCGGTCTGTGTCCAGACCTCAACCAGGATCATTTGCCAATGAAGGCCCTACTTTTCGTGACCGCCCTTCTGCTGGCAGGTTGCAAAGCCAGCGAGGTAGCTATCGACTCGATCACTGCTGCTAGCGACGACAGCTTACAGGTACGCAAGCAAGATGCGGCGGACGCCCACTGGTTCGACCCGCAGATGCAGGCAGACGCCCTCAGGAACGTCCCAATTGCCACGGCTCAGCCGTAGGCCCCGCCACCCGCGCCGGCATGATAACCGCCATGGGGATCTTCGCCACGGCTAGCGTTGCTGCCCCGATTGCCGGCCCCTACTCCACCGCCGATACCGCCCGACCCTGTATTGCCGCCGCCATAGGCACCGCCGTAAACGGCCCGCATTGGGCCAGCAAGGGCCGCCTGCTGCATGTTCGGGTCAAACCACCCGCCAGCTGCGGCGGCAGCCTTGCGAGCCCCCAGCCCGGTCCTGTCAAAATTGGCCCCCTTGGAAGCCATCGCGGCAATTTGCATCATCTGGTTGTATTCCGCCATCGAACGAGGCTTGCCGAGGCGCTGAAAGCCTGAAAACTCTGGCAGTGTGAGGCCTGGGTTGGCCCAGCCGGGGACGCCAAGCTCCTGTCCTAAGTAGCCGAGCCCGAGCTTTACGGGGCCAAGCGGCGAGGCAACGCCAAGGCCGAAGTTAATTGCCTTGCCAATGTTGCCAATCGTGGGGTCGGCATAATCACCCATGTTCTCGGCCCGCTGCTGGTCTGCATAGCTGCCAGAGGTCGTCTGGCCGCCATACTCAGCGCCGCCGCCAAACTCACTGCCGGTGCCGGCGTTCATGCCAAGCAGGTTACCCATCGGGTCATAGACGGCGCCCTTGTTGAGGGCATTATTGGGGTCGTCGGCCATGAAGATGTTGTTAGGGTCGTTGGACGCGCTGCCCCCGCCGCCAAGGAATTGATCGCCACCTAAGGCCGCCGGGGCTGCGCCACCACCGCCACCCCCTCCTCCACCGCCGCCGGAGCCGCCGCCAGGCGCACCACCGCCGGCCCCCGGATAGCCGCCCATGCCGAGCGCCTGTAGAGGATCGAACAAAGATGGGTCCTGGGGACCGCCGGTGCCGGCTTGCGAGCCCTTGCCCTTTGGACCATACTGAGCGGCTTCCTTGCCATACAAACGGTTTAAGTCCGTGTAATTAGCCCGGCCGGAACTTGCATAGAATCTCTGCTGTGGTGTCGCCATGGTCCTAGCCTTCGTTGATGTCAAATGTGCCGGCGCGACGATCAATCAGACCGGGATCAACCGACATTTGCCGGATGTCCTTGTAATGCCCCTGAAGCAGCCGGCGGGCACGCTCAGCAATGAGGGCAATCGTCGGGTCTACTTCCTTGCCGTACTCGGGCGCCAGCTCGACGCCGAGAAGGTGTATCACGCCGCGAATATGCTCTGGCGGTAGGGGAACGTCGTCGTCAAGCGTCAGGTTGCGCCAATCGAGCGGAATGCTTTCCAGCTTCAGACCGGCCATCATCTCATTGAAAGCGTCCAAGCCGTCAGCCCCCTCTGCCGCGCTCGGGTCTTCCCCAGCCGCGAGGATCTGAACTTTCCGCATCGCCTTGGTAATGATGCTTCGGACGGTCGTCATAGATCAATGCTCCGGTCCACGCGCGCATTGCCGAAGATAGCTAAGTATACCACGCCCGCTTTACTTACGGTACACTGGTGGATGTAGTAACCGCAGAGGTCGGTTAGATCGGTGCCGGAGATGGTGATCGAGAACTCGCCGCCCGTAACATCGGTCACGGTGATCCCCGATCCAATCGTCTTGGTGATATCCGGCGTGATGTCGGCTGTCAGGGCCAGCTTCCATGTAATGGCTGAACCTGTAAGGCCCGATAGATCGACAACCGCGCCGGAATCATCGCGGGCCACGACGGGGATGACCGTAGTCACCCCCTCTCGCAGCTCAAGATTGCGCTTCATCAGTCCGCCGACACGACGGTGGGCTGATTAGGCGCCCGCTCGTCGCGGAGCCAGAAGACGAGATAGGTTTCCGAGGCCGGGTCACCGGGCGCGCCATTCGCCGTGAACTGAAGCGCGAGCGTATCAGCAGCCGAAACGCGGGCATTGGTGATGCCAACGCCAGTCGTGAGAGACGGCTTGCAGACAAACACCACGTCACCAACCTTGAGGCCAGGGACGGTGAAGGTCTGCTCGGAGCTGTTGCTCGCGGTAGGCGTAGTCGGATTGAGAAGAGCCTGAACAACCCCGAAGCGTTGTTCTCTGGTCATAGCACCCATAGTGGAATCTCCAAAGAAACGCCGGGCATCTTAACGGATGCCCGGCTCATGCTTCAGGGGTCAGTTATTGGCTGAACGGACAGCCAACTCAGGCCGGATGGCCTTGTAGCCGTACAGGATGTCAACGCGACACGGGAAGTTGTCATCGCTGATGGTGTAATCCCGCACGATACGCATGGAGATGCCGTCGTAAACCTCACGGGCGGCCATATCCACACCGTTCGGCACAACCAGGTCGGCCGTGGCGAACGTGAAGGCATCCTCGTTATAGAGCAACGAAATGCCGTAGGTCGAGGCATTGCCGCCGATCTTGGTAATCGCGTTGTTGTCCGGCGGGCTCTGCGTCACGTTCTGACGCCCACCAGTTACGACGATTGCCGGAGCGATAGAAACAGTGCCACCGCCGCCCGCATAGTTCGCCGTCACGACGAACTGCTGGAGGACGCCGGTATCGACCTTCGTTTCCGGGTGGACGCGGTTCACGCCGGCGATGGTGAAGACATCACCCTTCGTAAACGTGCCTGTGCCGGTGTCAACGATCAGAGACGAGCCGGTCTGCCCGGCGCCGTTCACCAGATAGCCGGTGCCGGCATTGGTGCCCGAGAGATGGCGCGGCCAGAGGGTGTTTTCATAGAAGTCGAAACCACCCGTGCGGCCGGACATGCCCTCGCGGTACTGCTTCTTGATCGCCTCGCTGTCGTGGAACAAGCCCTTCACTGAATCAATCAGGTCAACGTTGTCCTGAGTGTTCAGGTTGGCCGTCCGGTCGGTCAGCGGGGCAAGGCTGTCCACCAGCACCTTGCGGCCCTGCTGAACCTTGCCGAAGGTCAGCGGAGCTGCGAGGTTGTTCACCTGCTGGTACACGTCCTTGTACATGGTCATCGCATCCGCCTCGACGTTGGCCGCAAGGACCGCCATCGCGGGGTTCAGGATACGCTTGGAGAAGTCGTCCAGCTTCAACGTCAGGTCAAGCGACGTGAAGTTGAGATCGACGCCCTTCTGTGTGGCAACAGTGAGAGAGGTATTCTGCTCGACGGTATCCTGCACGGTCAGGGTTGCGCCGGTCCGAATGACGTACTGGTTCGGCAGGCGGATGCGCAGGGTGTCGCCGATCTTCGCTCCCCTCTTAGCAAACGAGTCGTCATATTGACGGTTGATCGTGCCAATGAAGTTGAGCTTCTGGTGGAGAACACGCAGGGCCTCCCGCGTGATCATGTCGATAGTAAGCAGAGTATTGGCCATAGGAGTCCTTCTGGCCGGGACTTAGCCCGGCACTGGGAATGGCGCGTCTCACGACGGGCCGAGGGGTTGCGGTTACGAGCCGCGCACCTGCTTGTTCCTCCATGCCATCCAAGCGTCTAGATCCTTGGGCGCCCCGGAGGGGCCGTTGGAACTGCCTGACAAGGTGCGTGGCGGATCGGGCGCGTTCGTGGTGCGGGGGGCTGGCTGGGCGGAAAGCTTTGCAACGATCCGGCCGATTTCCAGCATCTGCGCCGCCGTGGTGAGCTGAGCGATGCGATGCGCCTCTTGAGAATTCTTCCCGAAGAAATACGCCACGTCCCCCGCCATCCCGCTTTCCACCATTGCCATGTCCATGGCCGGTGTAATCGGGGCGTCGGATGAGTCGATCACGTCGTGATAGTCGGGGTACTTCGTCCTCGCGGTTTCGAGGGCTTGGTTCCGACGACTGACGAGATCGGCTTGAAACGCTTCCTGCTGCAACTGGTAGGATTGCCGCTTATGGGCCTCCTGTGCCGCAGCTATCGTCGTCCGCGCTTTCCAGTCGGCGCGGGCGTCGATGTACTCTTCGTAGGTCTGGAAGTCCTTCTGTTGAGGCGGTGAAAGCGAGGGCTGGGCAGGTTGGGCCGGCTGAGTGGGCTGCTGTTGCCCGCTCCGCAAGGCGATTTCCCGCCAATACTCTCGGTCGCGCTCTGCGTCACGCCGTAGGCGCGTGAGTTCATCCAAGCGCTTCTGGTAACTCCGCGCGGCATTCTTGTTACGGTCCTTATCTGGGCCGTCTTCGGTCTGCTCGGGGGTTTCCGCGGTGGTCTGGTCACCGGGTTGATCGGTAGCGCCCGTGTCTACGGTGTCTGGTGCGGGCTGGAGCGGGGCGGAATCCGTCGGCCCCGGCGACGCTAGGGTGTCGTCGGTCATTGCATCTCTCGATGGATTGAAGCGCCGCGATACGCTCGCGGCTCAGCGTGGTGAGTTAGATCAGGCCGATTAACAGAGTGGCCGATGTTCCGGTTACAAGAACACGGACTGGGGCGATGTGCAGCACGGTTCCGACGGGCGGAGCCGTAAACGTCACGTCGTTACCCTCGCGACTGCGGACGGCCACGTTGCCGGCGCCGCCCACATAGATTGCTCGGGGCGTCCTCGCCATATCCGCGGTATCGCTCGGGGTGATTGCGAACCAATCGACCGCGGGCAAAGCCGCGGGAACGTCAGTATAATCAGCCATTCGCCTCTCCTACACAGCCATCATGAGGATCGCCGCTACGACGTCATCATCAATGGCTCGTTGTCTCTGTATCGCCATCTGCACGGTGTGCCAGCGCAGCGTGGCGGCATCGTTCCGCATGCGCTCGATCTCTGCGAGGAGGCTAGTCAGCAATGACCAGTCCTGCTCTGGCTCATCGGCAATCTGAGCGGGCCTAACAACCGGCCCCGGCTCGTCACCAAGCGCCCGCGCCACGATGGCCCGGTAATCGGCCTTGCTCTTTGGATGAACCGCGCTGCCGTTCGGCAGGTAGACCGTGCGCGGGTATCCCCGTCTGCCGCGCTCTTCCCAACCGCCCGTTGGTTGCTCGACTACGGGAGCAACTGCGCCGCCCCCGGCAAAGCCGAGGTTCATCAGCCACATCAACATGGCTAGGCGTAGTCGATCTCAACCAGTATTTCGCTGGCCGCTACCGCTCCTGTATCGGCGTCAGTGAGTCCGGTAGTCAGCGCCCAGGCAATGCCCGTTCCGAACGCGAGACCGGCAGACCAATCGCCCACAACAACGCCCGCGCCGGCAGTTGAGCCGCCAGGGATCATGAGAACCTTGACGGGTGTGTCAGACCCGACAGTCGGGGCCGAGGCCTTATTGTAGAGCTTCAGATACCGCGCCGCTGCATTCAGGTTGAACGCCTGGATTGCATAGACCTGTCCAGCCGATGCCTTCAGGCTGGTGGCGTTGGTTGATGCGGCCGAAACTGTGTGGCTCATCGTCAGGCCGCCAGTAGTCTGGGGGACAAGGGCGACATCGCCAATCATATTGGTGCCGGCGGGCAAGGACGGCAGGCGCGTGACATCTACATCAAGGCCGTTCGCGGCATCACCGCCGATTAGCGCGCCGGCCGCCGTTATAACGGTCGCAGCCGCACCATTGCGCAGATACCAGGACCGTACAATATCGGCATCAGCAGACACACCCGCGGGAGCTGCGGCAGAGGCAAACCCACCAATAAGAACGGGGTTGCCCGCGGCCACGCCATCATGGGCAACCTGCCCACCCATCTTGATTGCGCCAGATGCACTGACGGCAATCGGGGTGTAATCGTTGTCGGCGCCGTAGGTCGTGTTGTTGTCGTTGCGCACCCCAAGGATGAACACGCCGACATCGCCTGACGTGTGCGCGGCGTCTTCTGCCTTGCCTAGATCACTGGCTGCGGTCCCCGTCGTTACTGTGACTGTGCCGCTTACAGGAACCGGGGTGGCGCGAAGCTGGGTGTCTGTCAGTGGCCCTGTTGCCGTGACAGTGCCGCTGACGGGCTGCGTCGTTGAGCCCGTAGGATCGGTGCGGATCGGATTGGCTGACGTACCAATTGGCGTCGTGCTTGCCGCCGTGGGGTCGATCAGCTTGACGCGCTGGTATTTAATCCCGGCAATATCCTCGGTGGCGAGAGTGTCGCCGCCAGTCCCGGCGTTAAGGGTGGTGTTATTGGCCATCAGGCGCCTACGCCTCTAAGAAGCAGGCCCTTGACTGTCCCGCCACTCGGCGCAGCCGCGGCCACCAACTCAATGACATTGGCAAGGCGGCCGGTGCTGGCAACGCCCGTGGGTATGCTTTCTCCGGCATACGCGCTAAGTCCGCCATTGCTGTCATGGAAGGCAGCGCGCTCGGTGGCGTTTACGTCATTCTCGCGGTTGGTAAAGCCTGTCGGAGTGCCGATAGCAGCGGCCGGATCACGCGAGCCGCTGGTGGCGATGACCCATGACGTGCCGTCCGACACGTCCATCGTGAGGGCGCCGTAGTCGTAAGCAGTGCCCGCGTTGATGATATTGGCCATATCGCCGGCAGGCGTCGATGAATGCTGCCCGCGATACACACCCACGGTGACGCTGTTGGCATTCGTCCACGTCCCGGTCGTCGTGTCGCCACCCACCAGGATGCGGTAGCCAATGCGAAACGAGTTCGTGACTGTTCCGCGTGCGTTCGTGCTGCCGTCCGCGCCAGTCGGCCAGTCTATCCAACCAGCCGGCAGAGATGGCGCGGTTGTGCTGCCGTCGCGATAGGCGGACACAATAGCAATGTCGCCGGCATTGAACGCCGGCAACGTCGCGCTATTATCGCCCTGCGCCGAACCGACGAAAGAGATAGCCATCTACGTCATCCTATTGTCTGGCGGGCCGGTATTGGTGCCGGTCACGCCCGCATCAATGCCGAGGTGGGCAGCCGCATTACGCTTGACGAGATCGTTGTCGCGCACGATCTGGTTGTTGCTGGCGACATGGACGCAGTAACCGGCGTTGGCTGAGGTGTCCAAGCGGCCCTTGATCGTATTCCCTTCGGCCAGCACTCGGCCGGGAATGCAGTCCTGATCAATCTCTAGAGTGGTCGCCGTGGTGGCGTTCTGCTCGATAGTGTTATTGCGTACCGTGTAGTTCATGTCGGGGTTGCCGGGACTGCTGTTGTTGCCGCAATGCAGGGCAGACCGGAACCGACCCTCTATATAGGTGTTCTCGATCAGCACATTCAGCATGAAGACATGCAGCGTGATAGCCTGCGTCCCGGCGCCCTGCCCCGCGCCGGAGAACCACCCGTTGCGGATAGTCAGATTGCCGCCCTTGCCATCGAAGGGATTCTCGACGACGCCAGCGCCCTGGCCCTGCCACATTTTCACGCCATCAAGCAGCGTGTGTGAATAGTCGGCCACGCCGACGCCATCCACCGCCGTCTTGCCGTTGCACGTCAGAACATCCTCACCCGCATATGGCCCGTACTCACCACCGATGATTTCAAGCTGGCGAACTTGGTGGGCGCCGCCGGAACTACCGTTCATCAGCAAGTGCTCGCCAGAGATGCCACCGCGCCCGGCGTGGTTGCCGCGACAATCTTCCAGGCGAACCGTCATTGGAATGTTCGGTGCCTGGTCTGTGCCGGCTATCTTCGACATCTGGGTATAGAGGCCCTTGCTGAAACAGCCCTCAAGCCAGACGTTCCGTAGCAGCGTGTTGTGGCTGTCCACTATGGGGATTGCCGCATCGCTTGAGCGGTAGCCCTGAAAGTCCAGATCTTCGATGGTCACTCCGGTTAGGCCAATCAAGCTAAGCGCACGGTTGACGCGTGTGTAGATAATGCGTGGCCAGTCAGCGCGAGTGCCGGGATTACCGCCAGTACTCATGACATAGAGCTTCGGCGTGCCGGCGCCGTCCGCATGGAAGTGATCGCCGTCCACGGCTAGTGCCGCCAATGAGGTCTTAATCTTGCCGGGCTGTGACCATGTGGTAACAGTCCAGCGCTCGGCGGTCGTGGTCAGTTTTCCCTGTCCGGTCGTAGTGCCGAATGCGTGCTCAACTGGGGTGGACCAGATGCCCCCGCCTTCATTCGTCCATGGTTGCGCCTTCAAATTCGGCGAGCCCATGAATTGCGCGCGAGACTGGGAGCCATACTTGCCAAGATGCAGCCCCGCAGCGAACGTCGGGAGGCCGGCATTCCAAAAGATATGGTCGCTGTCGAAAAGTGCCGTTGAACCGGCCGGCAGATCGGACAGCTTGGACAGCGGCCACGGGAAGTCTGCCGATGTTCCGCTGTTGCTCTCGATCCCGAGTGGACTAAAAAAGCGAGCCCCAGACGGGGGCGGGGGCTCGCTGTCTAGAAAGGGAGGTCGCGGTCAAACGTCCAGGCACCGTCTGCCTTTCTCCAGAGGCGGGCCGGAATACCCTCCTCCGGGAAGTAGAAGCCTATATCGCCATCAATGCCCAGCGTGTTCGGGGGCGGCTCAACCAAGAGCGAGAACGACTGATTTCCGACGCCATCAGCACCCGCGGGGCCTTGCGGACCAGTGGGGCCGGCGGGGCCAGTCTCGCCCTGTACGCCCTGAATTCCTTGGATTCCCTGTGGTCCCTGCGAGCCGTCCTGGCCGTCAGCGCCGGGCATGCCGTCTGCTCCTGGCGCACCGTCAGCACCGGCTAGTCCCTGTGGGCCAGTCTCCCCTTGCAGACCCTGGGCGCCATCTGCGCCATCGGCGCCGGGCTCACCTTGCGGACCCTGCGGCCCCTCTGGGCCTTGCGGGCCTATGATGCCGCCTTCAGTGATACCGTCCAGCTTCGCCTTGTCTGCGGCGGACATGAGGCCGTCAGCTACGGGTGTGGCAACGGGGATCTCAACGGTTTCAGTCTCATGCGTCGGGAATGTGGCCATGTCTCGTATCCTATGCGTTGCCGACTTCGGTCACGATCGCCTGGAATGGCTGGCCGCTTGGCAGCATGCCGTTGATTTGCTTCTGTCGTGGGGCGGCGTTCGATAGTGCGAGCTGTTGCAGGCCAATACCAACCTGCTCAAGCGCCTGTGCATTCATTGTGCTGGCTTGGGCCTGCGCCTCAGCCATCTGCGACAGGGCCATTGCGAGCTGATCAAGCGGTGATGGCATCGGCTGGCCTTCGGGGCTCACATCGCCCACAGAGCCGCCTTGCGCATTTGCCTGGCCGCGCTGAAGCTGGAAATTCTGTGTCTGCTCAAGACCCTTCTGGTTGACTTCTCGCTCTTTAATGTCCAACTCGCGGTTCTTGATCTGGAATTCACGGTCCTTCTGCTCCGCCTCAACCTGCGCCTGCTGTTGCTGGGCGATAACCTCAGGCGGAGGAGGTGGCGGCTCGGCAGGGGGCTCGTTCGGGTCAGGCTCGGCAATGCCAGGCGGCAGCGTCTTCTTGAACCGCTCCGCTAAAGTGTCGGCGCCGGGCCAGTCGAAGTTCTTGACCAGCAGGTCCATAGCAAGTGCAGCCGTCTCAGGCGCCGACTGCAGGAATTGGAGCATGGATTCCTGCGCTTCCTGGCGCTTGGTGCTGAAGCTCGGGCCGGTCTCAACGGTCACGTCGTATTCGCCGGCAGATAGATCGTTGATCAGTTCGCCAGTCATCGGATCAAGCTGGTTGACCGCGACGAACTCGGCCGAGTCATCCTCACCCAGGACACGGATCACCCGCTCCGTGTCATAAATCTGCGGGATGATGTCCACTAGGATCTCGCCGGCATACCCAATCGCGAGCGCCAGGTTGTCGGTGTAGACATACGACCCGATATCGCCCTCTTGCTTGCGGGCGAGAATGGCCTTGCCGGATGTCTCGTTAGACCTTGCCCCCAAACCAGCATCGTAAATGCCGCTGGTGTCCTTCATGTTGTCCGCGGACATCTGCGCCATCTGGATCGAGGCGAGGTTGGCCGTGGGCGGCTGCTGGCGCTGCGGGGCAGGTGCGTCGCCATCCCTGTTGTACGCCAGATAAGCCAGGTTCAGGGTGTTCGCCTGCTCCCAGTTCTTCTCTTGCCCTTCGAATTGATCGACCGTCCCGATAAAGGGCGCTTTGGGCGAGAGGGCGATTGTCTCAACAGCGGCAGATGCGTGGTAGTTATACATCCGCTGCGGGTCTTTGAGGTTGCGCACGATACCCGAGCGAACAACCTCCTCACCGACATAGACCTCCTCACCGATCACCGGGATAATCGGGATGTCCTTGCCCGGCCAGTCGGTCGGCCCCTCTAGGATCTCAGAGCCATTGATGAGGTACTGCACAACTTTATGCGACTGCACGTCGCGATAGCGCTTCGGCTGCTGTGCCTCGATCTCGGCCTTGTTCGCGTCGGTTACCTCAAGCGTCTTGCCGTCCTGCATCAGCGCCAGCTTCTTCTTGACCGGCTTCTTGACCCAATACTCCGCAACCCGAATCGAGTCGGTATCGAACCACTCCGTCAGAAACTCGATCTTCTGGCCTTCAATCTCGAAATCAGCCGTGGATGCCTTGGGAAACTTGGCCTTAAACTCTTCCTTGGGCATGCGCTCGACAAAGAAGCAGTAGTTGGCATCGCGCTTCGTCAGCTCGTTGGCGCCCGGATCCCATACCACCGCAAACGGGTT